GGACCTAATTAGAGGACCTATCTGCTTGTTTCGTGCCGGAATCTGCTGTAAATTAGGATTTGAGTACGAAAATCGTCCCGTTACGGTACCACCTGTGTCTCCTCTCATCTGATGTATGTCTGCATGAATACGACTTTGATAAGAATGACGAAGAATAGTATCAATAAATGTTGTTCTAGCTTTATTCGTTTCTCTCGCAGTCACAATCATTTTAGCGAGTGGATGTTTGTGTGTGATAAGAAAGTTTTTATCAAACTTTGGTTGCCCGGACTTCTCTGTTACTTCATATTTAATCTTTAATTTATCAAATGCTTTTGCTACACTGACGGCCGCCCAGATATCAACATCAACATTAGTATCTTTTTTAATTTGTCGTAAAACTTTATTCTCTTGTGCTTGTAAATTTTTCTTTATCGTCTCTGCTTTTTCTAAATCAACACGTACGCCGTTCCATTTCATATCTATCAAACATGGAAGTAACCGTGTTTCGAGATCAAAGATACTTGATAACTCTTGCTTAATTAATTCTATTTTAAAAAACTGCCATAGTCTAAGTGTAAGATCAGCGTCCTGTTCGGCATAAGGACCGACATACATAGCGGGTAGTTTATACATTTCTGCTTTTGCATCAACGCCCCATTCTTTTGCGGCTTCGTATAATAATCCTTCGGACTTTGTTTCTTTTAAATAATCTTTTCCAAGTTCATTTAGCGAATACCTAAATCTATTTTCATCTACAAGGGGTGCGGCAATTAATGTATCAATAATTTTTCCTTTAACTTCTAATCCCCACCAACGTAGCCAACCAACATCATACTGTGCATTATGAAAAATTTTATCACAAGGTAAATCTAATATTTTTTTAATTTGTCTTTTAAGAATAGCTTCATCAAAGTTACCACCACCCTCATGTCGAATAGGAAAATATCCTTTCCAACCTTCTACAGCAATTGCAATACCTGCAATGTAACCATTATCTGTTGCCCAACCGGGACCCGTTTGTTTTATTCCGGGATCATATGTTTCTAAATCAATCGCAATTTCTTTTGCATCAGAAAGATTAGGAACATCTTCCGGAGGAGTCCACTCACTTGGAGTTTGAAACAATGGTATCTGTGTCATCTTTGTCCTTATCATTTATTTCACCAGCAATTGCTGCATATCCCGCCATGTCTATGTAACAATCTTCTGTTGGTCTGTGTTTAAGTCTTGCTACTTTTACTAACATCATACATATAGCAACATTGTGTGCTGATATTTCATAGTCTAAAAAAGCACTCCATAACTTTGCAATGTTTTCATGATTAGTGGTTTTGTCACCGTAGTCTCTTTCTCTTGGTCCTCTTACAACCTTAATAGTTTTTTCTAAATATTCTCTACTATTCATCTTTCTCCTTTTTGTTAATAGATTGTAAATCATTAGTTAATAATTTTAAATCAAGTAATAATATTTTTAACTCATGATCTACTTTTTCACGATTGAGTTTTGGTAATTGTGAACGTATTTTTTTAACTTGCTTTTCTGTTACACTTACTTGTTTCAAAGCAGTTTCTATTGTAAACATTAAAATGCCTCCGAAAATTCTCTATCCGATTGTGATCTCACAATGTTCAAAGTGTTTCTTGCACGCGTCATTCCCACATAGAACACACGTCTTTCTTCGTCTCGTTGTTTCCAATACTCTGCATCAGTCTTACGAGATAAATCCGTTAATAACATAACATTGTCTGCTTCACCACCTTTTGATCCGTGTATCGTTGATAGTTTGATCCGTGGTGCGCGTCTAATGTTTTCTTTACGACGTAAACACATACGTACGTACGTTTTTTTACGATCTTCAATATTCTCCAGTGCCTTAAACCAAGGTAATTCTCTATCTGCTTTCAATCCATAGTGTGTCGATAATGTGTCAAAAGTGTACAACTTTTCTTTATCACCGCTCCTCATCGCTTTGTGTTCTTTTGCAACACCTTCACCTGTTTTTAAATAATTGTAAAATGCTTTAACTCTTTTTAGATCAATTGCTTTTCCTTTACGTATATCTTCCCATGCAAGTACGGCTTCTTGTACACGCTTATTAATAGATGTTCTATCACCTCGCTCGAAGTAATAACCATAAATTTTTAAGTCTTCTTCTAACTTATCTAAACGATATCTGTCTCTTGCAAGTATTAACCAATTACCTTCTTTCATTTTTTGTAATTGTTCTACGGGATAAATATTTACTTGTCCTTTTTCATCACGCGAGGTCCACTCTTTATCAACTCGATCTTCAATACGTCGTATAAGTTTATTAGCTTTTGCATGAATTGATTGTGATAAACGATATGATTTATTTAAAATGGTTCTTGTTCCTTCCATATTCATTAGGTATTCTGGTCTTGCACCCGCCCAACGATAAATTGCTTGATCATCATCACCCGCTATATAAACACGTTTTGCATTTGTCACAACACGCTCAACCATTTTCCACTGTAACCAACTTAAATCTTGTGCCTCATCAATTATAACAACATCAAATGTTGGCATGGTGTCATAATGTTTTTTATTAAAATCAACAATCATATCTGTCATGTCATATTTATTTCTTGATGATTTGTATTTAATTAAAGCTTCATCTATATATTTTAATTTTAATAAACCACCCGGTATATGTCCTACACTTGCATTATTAAAAAAGTTTTCTGTTGTAAGTCCTCTAATCTTCGCACCATCAATCACCTGCATAAAAGCATCATCGGGAAAACTTGTGCCGTATGCTTTAACACTTTGATTAGGGTTACTTAATTTTATTTGTAATTTATTTGATAGTGATCGGTAGTCGTCATCACTCATAATGTTTTCTTCTTTTAAATGTAACTCTCTATATGCTAAACTATGTAATGTACGAAAGTTCATAAAATCTTTTGTGTTATAATTGAGTTGTGAGATAGCACGAGATAGTGCTTCATCTGCTGCTTGATTAGTAAAAGCAAGATATGCAATCTTATTAGGATTAACTTTATTTTCACGTAACTCTTTTTCTACTATATGTAGTAAGTGTGTTGTCTTACCTGTTCCCGGAGGACCAAAAATAATGTTTCTCATTAAAAAGGTGTCTCCTCTCCCATGTCCGGTGTTTTAAATTCATCTGAATTTTTCTTTGTCCAAGGTAAATACCAAAGATAAGACATCTTACCTTTTACTCTACGTCTTATATCACCGCCGCCTAACTTGTTTCGAATATGCGCTGTCATTTCTGTAGTATTAAATTCTTTAAAATCATTCTTCTTTAAAAACTTTTGTAACCACTCAGATTTAAAGTAGGCAGTCATTTTTTGGCTCTTACCATCTTTGTCTTCATATTCTTTTTCTTCAAATAAAGCCTTACCCATATCTATTTCATCTATGTCTTCTGCTTCTCCTTGATCCTCTAAGAAGTGTGCAAGTAAATTTTCAAACCTACCAGTCTTTGTAATCTCTGTAGGCATTTGTATAACTTCAACTAATTGTAATAATCCTTGTATACGATTGTCCCAATCATTAGGTCTCATCATGTTTGGCATTTCATTAATTTCATTTAAACATGCTTTACGAAACTTATGTTGATCATACAACTGGTCAGTAGATAATTTTAATCGTCTACCATTTATATTTAAAAACCAAATTGATTCATCGCTTTCAAACTTTGTTAAATCACTCACTTGATGTTCAAACGAATTACCTATTCCGTATTGTTTACCCCGGCATAAGTTTTGTGAACACACTGCGGCCATAGGTTGATCTTTACATTTGTATTGATAATCTTTTTTCTCGTGTTGGTTTATTGTTTTTAAAACTTGTTGTGAAGGTAATGGTGGTTCCATATGTTTATGATTAAACTCATCTATTTTACCTTGCCAATCATCTGGCCATTTCTTTTTTGCATACACTGCATATTGATATAAAGTATTATCTCTTCCGCCTTGTGGTATTCCTTGCGACATTAAAGTAGCTATGCAAGGTGGTCCATCATTAAACTCTTCCTCGTTCTTTCTTTTAATTTTAAATTCTTTTAAATCTTTTTCGGTCGTACAATAAGTATCATATAGAGAAAAGAAATGATCCAAACTAGCCCCACTACCATCATCACTAACGCCATGCCTAAAACTATCATCACCACCGAAATAGGGTAAATTAAGAAAGTTTCCAGTGTCCCCACGATCCGCTTTAATTTCAATTTGTTTTGGAAATATTTCACAATTTGCATAACCAAGTTCTCCTGCCCATTCTTGTAGTTTATCACGGACAAGCTTTGCTTGCACGGGTTCTTTTAAAAAAATAAATACATGTGCACCACCACTTTTTGATTTACATAAAACTAAAGGTAATTCTAATTCTCTTATTTTTCTTACAATTTTTTTATGATCTAAAGGATATGTATCTATATCTATACACCCCCATATACATGTTGAATTATCTCTGATTGGTATTATACCAAGACTTGGTTCTTTCTTATCTAAATGATCAATCCATAGTTGATCGGTAACAGGAGCTTTCTTAATAAAAGCTTGACCCCCCGCTTTACCATTTACTAATTGCCCATCACTTTTATATTGACCATAGGCGCGGTCTAATCCATAGAATATACTTTTAAACTTTTTTACTCTTTCTTCCATATACACTCACTAAAATTAAAGGGGCAGTTTCCCGCCCCGTGGTTAGTTAAAACGGAACTTTGTCGGTAGCAGTAGACTCTTCCTCATACTTAACTTTAACATCCCCTTTACTTACGCTTTCAGCAAAAGCTTTAGCGACATTATAAAGGTTAGCATCCTCAAGTTGAGTTTCTCTACTAATCTCCCAACCATACCAGTTACCTTTATCGTTACCCTCTTTCATTGTTTTGAGGCGATAGTAGTGACTGTAAGAGGGAGGAGTAAACAATCCATTCTTACCAGTTAATTTAAGGTTAAGTAACATAGAGTTCCACTTTCTACTTTTCTTTAGCTGTGTAGCTTTCATTGTTAGTAGTGCCGGAGTTGCATCTCCATTTTCACCAACAAGTAGTATGTAGTGGTTACCACACGTTTCAATATAATTACCGTTTTCTAAACGGTCTTTATTATTTTCATCGCGTGTAGTTTTTGTCAAGATGTCACTTGAAGCATCATAGACATTAATCGGAGCACCCGATCCTTGTCCTCTGTCAGCCCACTCAACGTATTGACGTTGATACGCACATGGTAGAACACGAATACCTGCTGTTCCATCATACAATTCATTTGTAACTGTATTAAAGATCATTCCAGCTTTAGCGCCTTCTAGGTCTTCTAGTTCTGGTGATAACTGCATCAAGACTTTTAATCTCGGTGTCGCTAAGTCATCTTGTGAAATATTTTCAAGGCCGCTAAACGCGTCCCCTTCCATTAAATCCAGACTTAGTGCAGGTAGTTGACTTTCTTTTTTTGTAACATTAGCATTTGCCATAATGTTTCTCCTTTTTACGTTTTACTTATTTTTGTTTCGGCGCCAACAAAGACTCCGAAAGTGTCCATCGGTAACTCACTTCCCTCATTTATTTGTTCTCGAACAAATGCTTTGAGAGTCATAGGTTCCACCCA